CAGCTTGGTGTGGTGTGATTGGGAAATCAAGATATGCACTCCACAATCCAGCAATTCTTTTGTGATTATAGTATGGATGGCCGTAGACACTTCCACGCTCTTGGATCGTAGCAATGACTTCATTTAATAGATCCTCAGTTTTTGTCATAATCGAAGACCTGCTCTAACTTCATCTTTTGCACTTTAGCCTGGTGATCTAAGCAAGACTTCCAACCAGCTGTGCGACCAGCCCAATAACCATTTTGATAACTTTCGTCTTTTATATGTTCATATACAAAATATAAACCTAGACCAATCAAACAGCCTATGATGAATCCGTAACCTACTATTTCCATTTCGCTCCCTAATATCAAGCGGTTGCCTGATACAGAAAGTATGACTTAAAGCAAGGACACTCAGTTAGTTACTTACGGCGTGTTTTATAACGATTAGATAACGAATAGATCCTCAAAATCATCGATATGGTCATCAATCGTGCGTTCGTGATAATCGGTTTCACGCCCCATAAGACTTCCTATTATAAGTAAAGCTGCCATCTTTGTTAATTGGAATCATGGTTGGAGTCATATTCTTGCCATTCCACTCAAGCACAGCGATACCCATTTGCCAGTTTGCTAAACCTTTCGTATAGGATGCTTTGGCGCGGTTCATAAGGTTGCCCACCTCTAGCCCGTAAAGGGGTCTATAAGCCCCGTAGAGCCCCTCTGAGTAGGCTGACATACCTAACCTATGGGTATGACCACAAACCACGCTCTTTCCGGCCTTTTTGGCAAGATTTAAGGCAGTCTGTCCAGCGTTAGGATTCATGTTGCCTTCATCGCCATGCGCCAAGATCCAGCCCTTTTCAAATTCATAGAATTGCTTATGGAAAGTTATTCCTAAATCATCGAACTGCATGAACTTGGCGTATTGCAATTCAGGAAGGCTAATTAAGCCAGGTACTTTTAAGAGTGTGTTGTAAAGTCTATCTGTGTGATTTGATCTAATTATGTGAGCTTCTTTGGAATGCTCAGTTAAAGCCCAAAGAATATCTTGAGTCGCCTTGCGATCATCGTCAAGGGTCTGCTGATAAGCCAAAGGTGTTTTTTCAGCCCATCGGCTAATAGTTTGAAAATCGATTTCATCGCCAACACAAAGGACACTATCAAACCTTTCTCGCTTGGCTAACTTTATAACATTCTTTACAGCTACTTCATGGTGGTATGGGATTTGTAAATCCGAGATAACCAAGTATCGCTTAATCGTCATCCTCATCTGGAGTTGGAATAGTTGGGATTATTCCTTTATCGCCCACGATCCAGTCAGGCATCGATTCAGGATTATCCATTAGATAAAGCGCACAGGATTCATTAAATCCAGCCTTGCGTGCAGCTCTAAACATTTCATGCTTTGCAATATAGAATTGATCTAGTTTTGATAATGGTTCAGGAGTTTGGCGAACTACTCTCCGATTAACCTTTTTGCGTGGTGTGCGTTTTCGTGTGTTCGCCATAGCAGAAATTATCGCTTACTAATTAAGACGAACAGATCATCAACACGCGCTTCAAGTCTAGTAATTTGATCCTTGATCGAACTTCCAGAATTTGGCTTCAATTCTTGTAAATAAGATTTAATAACCCAGCGCAGACCCAGTAATAAACTTGTAGATACGGCGCTTACGCCAACGGCTATGCCAACCCATTCGTTTGCGGTCATGACGCATTAATTCCATAATCCGCTTCGCTCCCTGATTTTGGATCTAACGCTTTAGCAATAGGCGCAACAATCGCACCAAGCATAGTTGCATAGGCTGGATGAATGTCAGCCACTATCGCTAAGGCAACTGTAATTCCACTAGCTGCCACAGCTCTTAGATATGACTTAATTGCTGCTTTGTGTTTTTTAGATAGTTTCATTAATTGCCTTTCAGTAGTGGGATGTCGAACTTCTTGCCATTTTGATTTGGTTTGAAAGAGATATGAATGTGTTTGTGGTGCGGGTTTATGCCTCGGTATTTTTTGAATTTCCATAATGATCTAGCACTAGCAATTTTGCCAGCGTGGATTACATAATAAATACGCTTATCTTTTTTTGCTGCGAGTCGAACCTGATCTGCCAAATCGAAACTAAGCCCTTCTTGGTCAGATAGGCGAGCGTCAATGTCGATGGCACATACCTCACCCTGTTCATTTGGGTTGTGCTGACTGACTCTGGCTGAATGGCGAGCATCACCAATCCATCCATCAGATGTGCGCTTGCGATCAGGGAAGCAGTCATTTACCTGATCCCTAAAAGTTTCAGCAGCTTTAGATAACCAAGGCTTCATTAGCCAAGTAACAATTTTGCTTCATCAGCAGTTAAACCAAGACGCTCTGCAATTGCTTGGCGTGCCGCTTCTTTTGCTTCTGCTTCAGCAATCAATGGTGCTTGTTTTTCAGCCATATATGCTTCATCAGCAACTTGTTGCTTTATTTCTTCTTTATTTAACTCACGCTCAACAACTTCGTTTGTTTCACAATTGATGATTAGTTTTGTCATTATGATACACCATACAATCTAATAGATGAATCTGCTGTATTTGTAAAAGTCGCACTTCCAGAAAGTCTTACAATATCTACTGAAGTGATGGCGGTAGTAGTGTTAAAAGTGCCATTTATTTGGCCAGAACTATAATGAGAAGCCCCATTATCATAATAACCAAATTGAGAGAAAAATGTTTTTACTTTAGTTGTAGAAGCATAATTATCAACTAATAAAGTGCCAACGGCGGCAAGATTAAAGTCTGTTCCTAAATTTGCATCTTTCCCAAATGGAGCAAGATTTACTGCACCACCTAAAATTACTGATACTTCGTTCATACTTCGAGCAATTACAGTTGTTCCCAATCCACTAAAACCATTACCTCTATATTGAGTACTGCTGTCATTATTAAATCTAATTGAAAATGTACTGCCAGTTGTTGAATGATGGATTCCTGACCACATTAACAATAATTGTTTATAAGAACCTGAAATACCTGTAAAAGAAATGCTTGAATTTGAACTTGCAGTTTGCTCTTGAATTAAAGTTAAACCACCAGCTGAAGCAGTTGCCCAAGCAGGAACGCCACCACTTACAGTTAAAACTTGTCCTGTTGTTCCAATTGCAAGCCTTGTGTTTGTATTAGCAGTCGATGAACGATATTCAATATCGCCAAGAGTTGTTGATGGATTTAATGCTTTGGTTGTTGTATCAACAGATGAACCAAGTGTGCGAATAGCAGCTGCACCATCTTTGACCAGATCGGTATCGTCTGGTGTTGTCCAGCTGTAATTGGTAGTGGTTGCCATTTTATCCTTTTCCTATGCGACTATTGTAGCGTACTCCCAAGTCAAACTTGGGTCTATTGTGTTCCAAGCCTCTGTGGCTGGAGTTGTATTCCAACGCATCGCTACTTGGCTAAATGCGACTGGAGAAACATTTATTGTGAGGAACAGTTCATTAAACCTAGTGCTCCATGACCAGCCCTCAACATAACCTTGAAATGCCCCACCGGATATTTGGGCAGGCAGGTTTTGAATATCTACTGGCATTCCCATAAATACAGCTAGTAGATCATCCCGATCTGCATTACCTATTTCTTGGCTAGTGATTGGGAATGTAATCGATTGAAATGCTGGGCTGGGGTAAGCTCTTTGAGCTATGTATCGATCGGCAATAGCCTGAGCATCGACAGTTCCATGAACCCGAGAGTTAATCGTTTCGGCTTTGTAGCCATATAGGGCAATTGAAGCGGCATTTGTGGCATCAACTTGCTGATTGTAATTGCTACCATAATTTAGGTATATGTCATTTCTGACATCTGCTGATCGCATAATCGTAGATAAGCCAGCACCTAACGCATGGCGAGCATCTAATTCAACATAACCATTGGTAAGCAAATAATTCTGTCTATGGTCTGCATCTGCATAATTTATGTTACCGGCATTGTCCTCATAGATATAACCAAAGGCTGAAGTTGCAATATCTGAAACAACATTGTAAATCGTGTTAGCAACATTTGATTGGGAACTCATGGTATAAAGACCCGGCTGATCTATTTCGCCAAGTCCTAAATTGACTGCATCTTCCCAAGTTTCAGTTGCATCATAAGTTGACCATTGAGAAGCTGCTGGCACATCATTCCAAGTTCCAAGCAATACGCTTGAAAGAATGTCATATATTTGGTTGCCATCTTCATCTTGCGAAATGTTGTCATTAAAGATTTCTTTGGTAAGTCTTGTTAAAGATCCCATTGCAATAATTGTGTATTGGATAACTGTGTCTGTTGCGCCAGTAGCCCCAACCTCAACAGTCACATCTGTAATATCCCCACCAAATAAACTTACATAAGATCCAGCTGAATCCTTTACTTGCAAGTCAAAAGAGTCATTAATATCAAATGGTAATGTTTGGTTATTTAATGCAACCAGCGTAACTTGCATATATGAAGGAAGTGATTGTTGATAAATGTCAGTTCGACCAGCTGCATGCTGAACATCTGAAATTGTTATGTCAGTATAATCAACCCCACCGACAGTTAATTTCCAGTCAGGTGTAAAAACTGTCATTGTTTTAGACCAGTAACACTTCGATCTGCTTGACCATTCAAATATCTTTGCAAGGCTCTTGCAGTTCCTTCAGGATCTACCGCTCCATTAATTGTTATATTATTAATTTGACCCATACCACCACCGCCAAAATTGCCAGTTGTTGCAGGATAATCTGAAACTGTTACATCTCCACCACCAGCAAATTTTGATAACCCATAAGTTGCAGCGACAGCAGCTAAAGCGGCGGCAGCAGCACCAACTGAAGTTCCACCAGTAGCAAATGCGGTTGCCACAGCTGCACCGGCAGCAGCAGTTCGTAGGGCTTTCATTGCAGTAACTAAAGTCATGATTGCTTGAACAAATGCCACAATTTTGGCTGCTACAAATACGCCAACAATAATTGCACCTAATACCGCTAATTCTTTTCTAATACTAATTACAAATTCAAGGGTTGATTTAATCTGCTCGCCAAATTCGAATGCGCCTTCAGTAGCTTCAGTTATGCCAGCAGTAACACCATCCTCGCCAGAGAATCCGGCAGCGAATGCCTGAATAAGTGGAACGGCTGTTTCTAGGAAATAATCTGCCAATTCTTTAACAATAGGAAGTAAAGCTGCTCCAATTTGTTCTTTACTTTCGCTTATTGCAATTGTTAATTGTCTAAACTTAAACTCAGCATTCGTTGCTTCATTGGCAATAAATCCATTGTAAGTATTTCTTAATTGACCTGTGATTTCATCGAAAGATTTGGTTCTAAGGGTGGCTGCATCAATTCCTAGACCTAATTTACCCAGAGCGGTATTTGACCCGTCATAAGCCCTTCCTAGGGCATTTGTGACGCTCTCTAGTGGCTTGCCTGTGGCAATGCTGATTTCTTGAGCCAAGGTCAATAGATCTTGAGCTTTAGTTACATCTTGAGTCGATCTAATAAGTCTTGAAAATGCAGGTCTTAAAACATCATCGGTTGTAGCTGTTGCAATAGATTGTTTGGTTATGTATTTGTCTATTGAAGCAATTTGCTGATCTGTTGCCTGAGTACTTGATCTAATAACTTGCTCTAAATTCTTACGAGCCTTCTCATCCTCAGCTGCTGCCTTTACTGCTGATACTGCGAATGCACCTGCTGCTGCTCCTACTACGGCAAATGCTAGTGCCGCCTTTTTACCAAAATCTATGATCTGGGCTGCTGATTTATCAACTGCTTTTTCAGCATCTTTTAAGCCTTTTTGTAAATTATCAATATCCGCAGCAAGTGCGATTGTTAATGGTTTAGCCATCATTTCCACTCACCTCTAACTTCTAAAACAGCCTTCTCAAATCTTTTAATTACATCCGGCAACATTTTTCTAATTGTAGGATAAATAAACCAACCTTTAGCACCAATACCACTTGGCGATTTACCAGACCAAACTGGGAATTGCTTAAATCGATTAGATCCAAATTCAACACCGCCACCAATTCCAACTTTAGGATTATCGCCCTTGCTGGAAAATTGAGTAGTTGCGCCACCACTTAGTTTTTGACTTGCTAAACCAAATCTAATCTCACCAAGTAAAGATGATTTTTTAACAGATCCGCCATCGGCAATTCTCTTGGCAACCTTATTTGGTCGGCCGGAAGCAGCTCTACGGATCTCAGATAATTCATCCTGTGCTATTTCGCCAACTGCTCTTTTCATTTGATCTTGAGCAGCATCATCCATTTGGCGCAACACTTTAACAATAGAGTTTAATTCTTTTTTATCATAGGCTATTGAAGGAGTGGTCATTTGTGTCTATCCTCCAATATCTCTAACGCTGTTAAAACATCCGATCCATCAACCCATTCGCTCATTGGAATTTGAGTTGCCATTGACAACTGCACCAATAATCGACTTAGGCTTCCTACTGGATGGCTTTTGGGTTCACATCACCGACTTGAATATCGGCAACAGTTTCCATCCAAGCTTCATAAGGTTTGACAGCCTTACCAGCTGCTTCTCTCTTATGTGCGTGATAAGCCAAAAACATCAAATCATTAACACCGATCTTTTCAGATGCTTGGCTAATGATATTTCCTGTCTTTTGCTCCCACTTAGCCCACTCAGGCGGTTGGGCTGTGTAAGTTGCTTCCTCGCCTGAGTTATATGTAATTGTAATTGCTAGTTTCATTTGTTTGCTCCCGTTTTATTTCTTAGCTAAAAGATTCTGCTGGCACGCCAATTACTTGGAATGAAAGAGAAACTGTT